GCTTGGCGTCGGCGCGTATGTAGAGGTTGCCACCGACGGAGGTCAGCGCGTCCAGCTTGGCGTCGGCGCGTATGTAGAGGTTGCCACCGACGGAGGTCAGCGCGTCATCGCTGTTATGAATAATCAAGTTTCCAGTGTGATGTGTCATTGTGGTGTCCTCACGAAATCAGGTGGCTGTAGTCAACGTCGTGTTCATCGAGCATGCGGAACAGCGTTGTCATGGTGGCGTCTTTTTGGCGCAGGCAGTTTTCGGCCAGCTGGCGGGCTTGGCGTTCGCCCTCGATCTGGTTTTTGTAGTATTGCTCAGTGGTTTCGAGAATGTCGGCATCGACATAGCGGTGAAAGTCGCCGTCCCGCTCGTCGTCACCTTCCCAGCGCGGCACTGTCGCAAATTCCGAAAGCACAATCATGCCAGTGCCGTTGTGATGTTCATCGAGTTCGGCCATCCATATCTCGCGCGGCCAAGTTGGGTCTGCCTGGTCAGTCATTGTTTTGTCCTCTCTGGGCGCGCCACTGGGCGCATTGATGTGATTGGTGCGAATGTGTAATCGCAGAAGGCGTCAATCTCGGCGCCGTTGGCTTCTAGGGCAGGGACGGTGGCTTCCATGTTCGGGATGCACTCGACCAGCTCGTTCGTGATAAACTCGGTTCCGGCCAGATCGGCGGGCGCGGTGATGGTGTAGGTCACAAAGGCAAGGGTTTTCATGATCAATCGCCCCTCGCCCTGATCCAGCTATAGGTGCCCATTCCTGTCCCGATCGACGTGTCGATAGGATTGGGGCCTGGGTTCTTTATCCGATTGTAGCGTTCGACCATAGCTTGAGTGTGCGCGCGCTTTGCTGCGGCCCTCTCTGCTGCGACGTACTCAGGTGTTCTGATTTCTGCCGTGATTTTTTTGAGCCATTCATCGTATTGCGCGGGGTCGCTCAGGTCGTACTTCCTATTGGTGTCATCAAGCATTGCGAGACCCTCCTTGCAGGCGTGCTGGGCAGTTGCGGCCCTGATTGCAGTTCCCATTGCAGGGCGGGCATGCGGCGCCATTCGAGCGGCGTGCGGCCACATTTTTCAAAATCTGGATCGCCAGCGTCTTGATTGCTGTGCGCTGATCGCGCGTCAGGTTGCGGGTCGCCGGCCACTTACGGCCAAGGCGGGCCTCTATGATGCTGCGCGCGGTCATTCCGCGTCCCTCAACACGACGGTTCCGTCGACTTTCCTCTTAAAACGGCTGCCTTTTCCGCCAGCGATAGTGGCCTTCTTGGTTTCGATCCCGAGGTGCTTCTTGCGGACGCGCTCGTTTTTCTTTTTGATCGCCATGTCCTTGCCGGTCTTCTTCTTGTGTTCAAACTTCGTCAGCGGCTGCAAATTGCTCTCTCGGTTTTCGCCGCCGTTCTTCAATGGCTGAATGTGATCAAACTCTGGCTTCTCTGACGGGCTAAATGGTATGCCTGAAATTGCGCACTTATTGCCATACGCGGTTAAAACACGCTCCTTCACCCGGGGCGGGATAGCCGTGTCAGGTGTTTTCCCGATCCATTCTGGTGTTGATCGTCCGGTCATTCATTCATCCAATTCAATGGGTCATATCCAATGGCGTCGGCCAGCTCGGCCATGGCCTCGTCCATGTATTCGCAGAAGGCCTTGTGCGGCATCGAGGCGAAGGATGTGCTGTCAGGGGCGAAGCCAATCACACGGCCTTTCAGGTCGAAGATCGGCTCAACGCGGCCCAGCTTTACTTTCAGCGCGGTGTGCAAAGCGTCACGGTTCTTCCAGCGTCCGGTTGCCTCGACAACGTGTGTCAGGGTCTTCCAGTAGGTGCCGTGCTGCGGGTCACTGCGCTTGGTGCGGGCTACCAAGTCAAATTCCGTTCCAAGTGGGTACTTGGCCAACTCCTCGTCGTCGTACTGGGTGACTGGCGATAGGCCTTGCGCGGTAAGCCGCAAGATGGGCGGCGGGGCCTTGTCCTTGTTTTTCTTAGAAGGCAACTTCTTCCTCCTCCCAGGGCACCGGCTTCAAAGTCACAACGCTCCTGCTTTCCATGCACTTCTTGCATTGGCAGTATCCCTTACGGTGCGTGTGCTCGCGGCAAACGCTTGTCACGCCATGAACTGCCTTGTTCTTGCATTCTGGAACCGCGCAAATCCTCATGCTGATGCCTCCAAGCACTCCAAGCCAATAGGCGTGATGGTCCAGATGCGGTCCTCATAGGGAATGTGCGTGTGGTCTGGCCGGATGCACCCCATGCGGTGAAGTGTGGCCACGACCGAGCGGCTGTGATGTGGGACCAGCGGTTGCCAGTCCCCATCAGATACATCGACCAAAGCGCGGCGCTGTTTGTCAGTGAGGCTCACGACTTCGCCTCCACCTTGGCCCACTCGCCCAGCTCTTTCTCGACGGACTCCAAGATTTTGGGATAGTGATCTTTCATCACTGCCATGATTTCCTGAAACGCAGTGCGAACCGTGTCTACCGGCATACCGTCCAGCAAGCTGTTCTGAATGTCGGAATAAGCCTTCTGGCAGTCCTCAAGAGAGAACTCGGGCGCATCAACTTTATCAGTCGGCGCTGGATCCTCCTTGAGCTTTTCTTTGGCCGCTGGGGCCTTCTTCGCATCGTCTGGTGTCGGCTTGTCGACCTCTTCCGGTTCTGGCTCGGACTCGTCTGCGTCTGCGTCCGTGGCCTCGCCGTCGATAATTGCGCCACCCTGATCTGGGTTCTGGGCAAAGCTGGCATAATCCACATGCTTGCCGCCATCGACATCCACCTGAACGGCGTCTTGGAACTCGACCGAAAGGGGCAGATACTTTGCAAGCGCGCGGATCGTGGTCTTCTTGGCCATTTCCGCTTCATGCGTTGACCATGGGCTTTTCGCTGTTGAGCCAAACTTCTTGGCCGTCTGCCAGCCCTGCGAACCATCGCGAACCGCCATGATCTTCTTCCACGGCATCACGATCTGGGCAAAGCCACCGTCTGTGAAGCGGGCCACGGCATAAGCGTGCAGCGGAGTGCCTTCCTGATCGCCCGGAACATGCACCAGCTTCGGGTCAGATCCTTCTTCGTAGATCCATTCGATGTCGTCGCTGTAATGGACGTGCGCGCTGATCGACTTGATGTGTCCAGAACGGCGGGCGAGGTCGATCAGGCCGCGATAGCCGACGATCAACTGCACCTCTGTGATGCCTTTGCGGCCATTCTTAAACGGGATCAGGTACGCATGTCCCATAACCGTGTTGGGCTCAAGGCCAAGGGCTGCGCATTGCATCAGCGCGCCCAAAAATGACATGGGATCGCACTCTTGCAGCTTGGGTGTGGTGCGGATCGCATTCGCCGTGACGCGCATCAACCGTTCGGGGTTCATGTGCTTGGCTGCTACCGCGTTCAGCTGGGCCTTGGCGCCATCATTGACCAGCAACTGACGCACGCTCTGAACCTGCCCCAGCGGGGTTTTGGCGACGGCGTTCATGCTGCCACCTGCTGTTCATCTTTGGTCGCGCCGGGCACATCTTCGCCCTTGCGGATCGCAGCCGTGGCAAGGCGCTGCAACACGTCACGGACATCGGGGTGCGTCGAGAAGTGACGGAACACCAAATTGAGGTTTTCAATGTTGGCGGTCTTGACCGTGCGAAGTGCCATCGTGCGGCCGCCACCAGTGGCGCTGCCGACACGGGCTTTTTGCTTACTGGCTTTATCGGCCTGCTTTTGCATCGCCGCGGCTTCTGACGCAGCCTGCTCGGCTTCTGCTGCTGCCATGGCGTCATTCGACCGTGCTGCCTGAGCTGCCAGACGCGCAGCTTCTTCTTCGGCTTGACGTGCTTCACGCGCAATGCGTTCCGCTTCGGCGCGTTGCTTGGCCTGCTCGGCCTGCATCCATTTAGCGGCAATCGGTTTCAGGTCATTGACCGCCCTGTTGAGAGCGTCCAAGACAACGCGAAATGCATCATCGACAGCTTTGCCTGCGTCTGCGTGAGGCTTCTTTTCCTGTTTGCGCAGATCGTCAGAACCTTTGACCAGCTGGCGGCCCTTGGCGACCACATCATTCAGCTGCTCGGCCTCTTCGGCGCTTTCGACTTCGCCTTTTTTGATCCAGACTGCGGCCTCGGCAGAAAATGCGCGGGCTTTGTCCTTCACCGCTTCCAGCTTGGCCACGTCATAAGGCGGCGGATTGTTGTCACCGATTGTTGCTGTGCGTTCTTCGGTCATTAGATGTTGCTCCATAGTTGGGGTTGGGTGGTGTGGGTGATTGCGGTCACGTCAAACGGCGCATGTGTTGCGGCCATCTGATCAATATCGCGGTGCAGGCGTTCCAGTTCGTCGTATGCCGCGCGGCTGATTGGTCGCAGATACGTCCAGATCGCTTCTGGATCGCGGCGCGCACCAAGGCAGACGCAGCGCAGGCGTTCATCGGCGCAAAGCTCGCCCGTCTCGGAATCAATCTCTTGCTCAAGCCAGATACGCACAGGCAGGAAGGGACCATTCTTGACGGCGCGATACTTGTACCAGCCGCATTCTGGATAACCCTCATGGCGCGGCGGCTCTTGACCTGATAGCGATTTGCGCCACCAGCCATATTGCACGGCAAGGGGTGTTGGCTGCCGGATCATGCTGGCCCCCGATCAACAAGATCATCTGACTTGAGGGCCAGTGCCTTGAGCTCTTCGGCGCGGCTGTCACCTGATTTGCGGGCGATGCGCGCGGCGTTGTAGATCGCGTTGTTGGCGAGGCGAAGGGCGGCGCACACATCGGTATCTGCGCGGACTACCATGGCTGACCTGCCAGCGGGTTTGCGTGCAGAAATGCGGCTTTTGCCATCCAAGTGTTAATGGCCAGCCCGAACATCAGCGTGATTGCCACGCCCAGCATCGCACAAAGCACGAACATCGCCACGGACTGGGCAGTAGTCAGTTTCTCAGAGGGTTCGTCGGCGTTGACACGCTCGAAGTTTTCAGCGTTCGAGCCCAGATCGTGCCCGTCGCCGCGTATGTCGTATGTCATTGGTATCTCCCAAAGCCAAAGTGGCGTTGGGGATCACCATAATGTGTGAAGTTTCACACCGTCAAGCCAAAAGTGCGAAACTTCACACTTTAACCTGTTCTTGTATTGTTCTAGTGTGCAACCATGACGAAACTATCAAGCCTCACGGAATATCAGATTGTTGCTGGAATCATGGCTCTTTCGCCCCGGGCGGGAGAAGCGCCGCGAGTGCCCTTGCAAGTCGCTCTTGCTCGTCTTGAGGATATTGCTGGATCAGCTCCGCCAGCGCGGGATGAAGGGAAACCTTTGGTTCAATGCCAAGCAGCTCTGCTGGCTCAACGCTCATAGCAGCAGCTATTTTGAAGACAGTTTCCACCTTTGGGCTTTGAGACCGGCCTTCAATAATATCGTAAACCATTCGACGGTTTAAGCCAGATTTACGCGCGATTTCAGGAGCGTTGATGTCGCGATCTAACATCAAACGTTCCAGATTCTTCCTGAGTTCTGCATTTACATCCATGTGATACAGATACTCCTCGTGCGCGCCGCGTGCGAATGTGAAGTTTCCCGTTGCAAAGTGTGATAAATCACACTAGCGTGCGTTTCATGAAAACAGCATCTGAAACTCTCGCGGACGAAATTGAGGCAGCGGCTTTGCGTCTTAATTTGTCGCCAAGCACCGTCGGAAGGCGTGTTGGGCAAGGCGGAAAATTCTACGAACGCCTTCGGTCGGGCAAACGCGTTTGGCCGGAAACAATAGAGAAGGTGCGGCAACAGTTGCCACATCTTACAAGATCGGAGGGTGCGGTATGAGCTATAAGCACACCCCCCGTCTGCACTTTTATAATATCGAAAGTTACTCGCCATGTATCGAAAGTGCATCATCTGGCGGGAAAAGTCTTTCCAATTCGTCTGACTTCTCAGGGCAGCCGCGCTCTTGGTTCTGTGGCCTCTTGTGGCGGGCTTTCCCATCAAATTCCGAGAACGAGCTGGCAAACAAGGCCGCGCGGGTTCTGGATGTAACACCGCGTCAGGTGCGCAACTGGCTGCGGCAAGAGAACGACGCCAGCCTCAAACACGTCGCTGCGGTTCTTGCCGTTGCTGGTGCTGAAATCGTGTTCAAGCGGATCGAAGGTGAGAGTGAATGAGGTTGGTTCGCTATATTGCCGCCCGCTTCCTTGAGGCGCGCGCAAAGCGGGCGTTTCGCAAGTCCCAAAAGCTCAAACGCGCCGCACTGCGGTTTTTCCCAGATTTGTAAGTGGCAGGCGGCAGCTATTCGGCCCGCAACCCAGAACCAACAGCTCAACAGGTAGTGAAAAATGGATAATCCCACAATGACACTGACAGGCCCAGACGGGCAGACGTCTGCACCGTTCACACTGGAACAGATGCAGGGCGTGACAGCCCGCATGAAAGAAACGGCGGAGGATGTGGCCGTAAAGGATGCCGCAACATCTGTCGCGGCCAAAGAGTTACGCCAATTCATAGAGCGTTACGAACGGCTCGAAGCGGAAAAGAAGGACATCGCAGACGAGCAAAAGGAAGTCATGGCCGAGGCCAAGGGACGCGGCTACGACACCAAATGCCTGCGCAAGATCGTCTCAATCCGCAAGCGTGACGCCGATGATCTGGCCGAAGAAGAAGCGGTGATGGAAATGTATATGGCCGCTTTGGGCATGTGATCCATGGCCGAACACCTCAAAGCAATCCCCAAAGGCGACTTGATCGCCTTCGAGATGGACCGGGCTGGCTTCGACCTGCTCTCTCGCATCGTCGTGCGCTCTGAGCCGCGCGGGACCGACAACCCCAAAGCGCACCGTGAGGTCAAGGACCGCATCGAGGGCGCTTTGCTGGCTGCTCGGTCGCAAATGAACTGGGGCCGATAGGGCTCCGAAATCAACACCAGCATTCATCAAAGGACATGCAATGTACGACTGGACTTTCACAGACTTCGGGTTTCCGTTCCCCGACAACAGGCCGGAGGCAAACCAGCACAAGCAAGAGCTTATCGCTGAAATCGTCATGATCCGCGACCAGCTCGAAGCGGTCTCAAATGGTGACGCCAAGTCGCCCAGCGATACTTGGGCCTTTGAGGCGACTTCCTATCGCCGCAAACTGCAAGCGCGGTGCAACGCCCTGAACTATCACATTGAAGCGTTGCCCAGGGCGCTGAACTCGCAACAGTCCATCAACAAAGAAAACGCCGAAGAGAAGCGGCAACGCCAAGCGGAGCAGCATGCTCATGAGCTGGCGGTCATTGACGTGAAAGAGCGTGAAAAGACCAAGCGCATCGAAATCAGCGCAAACCGCGACTTGCAGCAATTCAAGGCGCTGAAAGGCTTTGTCAAAGAATTGGGTGAAGATGTTTGGGGGCAAGCATGCGCCGCCATGAACGCAGAGGTGGGTGTATAATGGCCGGATCAGTCAACAAGGTTATTCTCATTGGCAATCTGGGCGCTGACCCCGAGGTGCGCTCATTTCAAAATGGCAACAAGGTCTGCAACCTGCGGATCGCAACCTCTGAGACATGGAAGGACAAAAATTCGGGCGAAAAGCGCGAAAAGACCGAGTGGCACACGGTCGCTATCTTCCAAGAGGGCATTGTGCGTATCGCGGAACAGTACCTCAAGAAAGGCTCGAAGGTCTACATTGAGGGGAAATTGGAAACCCGCAAGTGGCAAGACCAGTCTGGCGCGGATCGTTACAGCACTGAGGTCGTGCTGCGGCCATATGCGGGCACGCTGACGATGCTGTCAACATCCGGTCAAGGCGGGCAGGGCGGCGGTGGTGGCTACGGCGACAACGGCGACAGCGGCGGCAGCAAATACTACGACCCGGGACACCAGAACCCGAACAGCGGCGGTGGCTACGGCGGCGGCGGGCCAGACGACGAGATCCCATTTTAATCAGACAATCGGAGGTGAGAACATGCCGTATAACGAGCAGGGTGTTGGCTATCGTGAGGTCAGCACATCAATTCAGGCCGGTGAAGATGTAGCGATGAAGGCGGCTAATGTTCGCCTCATGGTATTGGGAGCCCTGACGCGGGGCGGGCCCATGACGTCAGACGAGCTGGCCGCAGAGCTGGGAATTGACTACCGCACCGTGCAGCCGCGCACATCTGAGCTGCGCGCCGCAGGGCGTATCGTCGACAGTGGGCGGGTTGCCTATGGGCCACATGGTAAGCGCGTCACGGTATGGGCCGTTCGCGCAGACCGTAAGGACGCCTGATGCACACCGTCACTTTACCTTGGCCCCCGTCCTGCCTGTTTCCGAACGCCAAGCGCCGGACGCACTGGAGCAAGTACGCCAAGCCGACGAAGGCATACCGCGCCCTATGCGGCTGGGAAGCCAAGGCGCAGGGCGTCAGGCAGCACAATGACCCGACAGCGGCCCTGTGCGTGTCTCTGACGTTCCTGCCGCCCGACAACCGCCGCAGGGATATGGACGGCATGCTGGGCGCGTTCAAGGCGGGCATTGATGGCCTGTCTGACGTTCTGGGCGTCGATGATTGCTATTGGTCGCTGGCGACGGCCAAGGGCGAGAAAATCAAAGGCGGCGCAGTTATCGCCAAGATCGAGGTGAGGATATGAGCCTTCCGTATTTCCCCATGTTTCCTACCGACTTTGAAGCCAAGACATCACACCTGACGCTGGCTGAGGACGGCGCATATAACCGCTTATTGCGCCTTATGTGGATGACGCCGGGTTGCAGCCTTCCCGACGATGATCGCTGGATCATGCGCCGCATGAGGTGCTCAAAAGAAGAATTTGAAATGGTCGTTCTCGTCGTGATCGAAGAGTTCTGTGAGCGTAAAGATGGGCGGGTTAGCAATGCTAAGTTGACCCGCGTTTTTGAACAAAGCGACGAAGCCCATAAGAAGCGCGTTGCGGCAGGTTCTAAGGGTGGAAAATCTAAGTCATTGAAAACAAACAATTCACGACCTAGCAATGCTAAAGCAAAGACCAAGCAACCAGAACCAGAACCAGAACCATATAAGAAAGAGGATACTGACGTATCCTTGCCGGTTTCACCGGCTTGCGACGCATCCGAGGCCGTTCAGATTTTCAATGAGGCGGCGGCGCGCACCAAATGGCCCGCGATTCAAAAGATGAACCCAAACCGGACAAAGCAGCTCAAAGCGCGCTTGTCTGAGGCGGGTGGCATCGAGGGGTGGCGATCCGCAATTCAAAAAGCAGAGCAATCGGACTTTCTGTGCGGGCGCACCCCACGGCCATGGCTTGGCTTTGGGTTCGACTGGCTCTTGAAGGCCGCAAATTTCACAAAACTGATGGAGGGAAACTATGACCAATCAACTGGCAGCGAGAGCGCAGGAACACCCCAAGGACGCCAAAACAGGCCTGACCCTGCCCTTGAGCAAATCGCTCGACTTGCGCGCATTGGCTAAGCACCGCGCTCATGTCGCCGTTGAGCTTGAGGTCATGGCCAAGAAGCTGGATCGGTTTGGCTGGGACCGTGATCGGGGCACCGCAACGCACGACCGCTTGATCACCGACTGGATGGATGCCTTGCAGGACTATCCACTGGTCGAGGTTCAAGCTGCATGCCGCAAGTGGCTGACCGATAACCCAAACGCCAAGAGCATGCCGCATGAGGGTACGATCAAAAGCGTGATCTTGAAGGCCAGACATGAGCAAATGACGCTGCGAAAGCCTGTCCAGCAAGAGCCTGAGCCTGAACATCAATCAGCGCCGAGGGCCACGCAGGAGCAGCGCGACGCGATCCTTGCAGAAAAGGGCTACGGCCACCTGCCAAGCGTAATTGCCAAGAAGTTTCCGGCCATTGGCGAGGCTGGATAACGGCATGGGTATCAAACCACATCGAGGCATGTCGTAATGAACGCAATGGCGAAACTTGCAGAGCAGGAAATGGCCCGTGTCCGCGCGTCGTGGGGAGATGGGGAACGCCCGCGACAGTATCGCAAGCGCGGCAGTGCAGCCAGCATCTTTGCCGCGATTGAGCAGGCGTCAGGGGTCCACGGCGTAGCATCCAAGGCAATCCTGGGCGACGACCGCACCGCGAAAATCGCGCAAGCACGTCAGGCGGCAATGCTGTTCGCGCACGAAGATGGCAACAGCACTGTTCAGATTGGCGAATACATGGGCCGAGACCCATCAACGGTCAATCACGGCATCAAGGCTGCCCGCAAGCGACTGGATGACTTCTGCGCAAAGAACATTGTTTTCAAAACAACCCGATTGGGAGGTCGGTAATCCATGGGGATCAAACCACACAAGGGCCCGCGCGGCCAAGAGCTTGCCATTTGCACATGCTGCGATTGCGGCGCGACCGAGCAAGTCAGGGCCGCGCACGGGGGCAGTTCTGGAGGGCAGGGGCGCCCAATGATGTCCCTTGCCAAAGAAGGTCAGGCGATCCGCAAAATCGAGGCCGCAGGCTGGGCCTTGGTCAAGAAAAAGCTGCGCTGCCCCGCATGTGAGCAAAAGCGGCGCGAAGCAAATATCAAACACTGCACACAGGAGGAACCTATGCAGAAAACAGCCATGACGGCCAAAGCCAAGACGCCAGCAACAGTCACCGATCTTCGCAAGCCAACACCCATGCAGAAGCGGCAGATCATCGGCATCTTGGAAGACGTCTATGACGATGATCTCAAGCGGTATCGCGGCAAAGAGACCGACAAGTCGGTTGCCGAGACGATCGGCATCAACGTCATGCCCGGCTGGGTCGCTGAAATACGTGAGGACATGTTTGGACCCGATGGTTCCAATGACGAAATGGAAACCCTTATGGCCGAAATGCGCGAATGGCGCGCGGCGCGCCAGAAGGAAGCCCATAACGCGCGCATCCACCTTGAGAACGCCGAGGGGATCCTGCGCGACATCGACAAGGCCATTGAGCAGGTCGCTGGCTTTGAGAAGCGCCAAGCGGCGATCATCGAGGCAGTAGGGCCAAAGGCCGCGCGCGCATGAAGCATGAGGTGGACGCCGATCAAGGGTCGCACGCGCACGACCCCCAAGAGGGCGTCCGCCGCGGCATGTGGATGACCCACGACGGTTTGGTCTGGATCGAGGACATGTGTGACGAGCATGTCCTCAACGCCTACCTGACGTGCAGACGGCACAACAACCCAAAGGCCGACGATCTCTACCGTGAGCTTGAAGACCGCAACATCGAATGGCGCGTGAAATAGGAACTAACCCAATGACCAATGAAACCGAAGCGCCTGAGCGGCTATGGGTAGAGCGTACCATAATTGGCGCAGAAGATGGTAGCCACGGATCAACCGCATGGGCTATGCACGATCCAGACGCGCCTGATATTGAATACCGCCGCGCCGACCTATCCGACGCCAAGGACGCCCGCATCGCTGAACTTGAGCGGACAGGGCAGGAATATATTGACGTGTTGAAAGCCCGCGCCGAAGCAGCAGAGGCGAAGCTGGCGAAGGCGGAGGAAGCCCTAGCTGGTGTAGAGGAATGGTGGCTAGAAACGGGAATGCATGAATTTTCAGGTGCCCCGGCATGTATTTTCAAAGCCCGCGCCACCCTCGCAGAACTGAAAGGGACAGACACATGACACAGCGCGTAAGGTACTGGGCCCGGATTCTTGATGGCACGGCGCGCATTTTGAGGCGCTGTTTATGTATCAAATATTGACACATGTGTCATTTGTCGATACATGGAGTGCCATGATACAAAGCACCAAGGGAAAGCTCGTTCAGGACGTTTTGACGAACCGCGCTAGTAAGGGCTTTCCCGCCGGCATTATGAAGGTCGCCCGTCGCAAACTGACTATGATCGACGCGGCGAGTAGCCTTGAAGATCTGCGAGTGCCCCCAGGAAACAGGCTTGAGGCATTGAGAGGCGACCGGAAAGGGCAACACTCAATCCGCGTGAATGATCAGTGGCGCTTTTGTTTCGTATGGACCGAGAATGGCCCTGCCGATGTTGAGCTTACAGACTATCACTGAAAGGAAACGAAATGGGACTGATGATTAACCCCTGTCACCCTGGCGAAATCCTCAAGCATGAATTTCTTGAGCCGCTTGGCATATCAGCGATAGGCTTGGCCAAAGCTATCGGAGTGCCACGCACCCGCGTAGAGCGGTTGGTAAAGGAGCAGACAGGCGTTACCCCAGATACAGCCCTGCGCCTATCCAAGGCCCTTGGCACAACACCTGAGTTCTGGGTGAACATGCAGGTGAATTTTGATATGGCCGCAGCACGCAAAAGTACGGACGTGTCGGGCATCCAACCCGTCATTGCTGCTTAGACAGGCAGGCATCGCATCAAGATCAACCGCGCGTAGCCCAACTGGATAAGGCACGGAACTTCTATTTCTGAGAGTGCAGGTTCGAGTCCTGCCGCGCGGGCCAAATTGTTAGCAGAGTGTGAAGGTTGCACGCGGCGCTCATAACGCTTGAAGATCGGGTTCAATTCCCCATGCTAACACCAAGGATAAGAAAGCCCGCCCGCTTAACCGCGCGGCGGGTTTTTCTTTGTGCATATGGAAACCTTTCGCAAAGACACAACATATAGTATATTGGTGCGCATATTGATTGCATCAGCACAACATATGGTATGTGAGGCAGCGAATGGGCGTCCTAAAGAACATCAAGCATGAAAAGTTCGCGCAGGGCATCGCCAAAGGCTTGTCTGCCAGCGCCGCATACGTTGAGGCAGGATTCAAAAAGAATGATGGCAACGCTGGGCGTCTGAACAGAAATGAACAGGTTGTGGCCCGCGTTTCTGAGTTGGTCGAAGGTGCCGCCAAGCGAGCGGCAAAGAGCCTTGATGATGTCATAGCTGAGTATGAGCGGGTCGCCTTCACCGATCTGTCAGAGTTCTTGGAGATTGATGATGACGGAGAAGTCTCATTCAACATGGCAAAGCCCGGCGCTGGCATGGTGTTTGACGTAGAGCAAACAAGACGGCGATCCAAAAAGACCACCGAAGAACCAAGCGAAGAAGTCGTATCTGTCACCATCAAGCCAAAGGACCGCCTCAAGGCTCTTGAGAAGCTCGGTGCTTATCTGGGCATGGGTGACAAGGCTGCCAACGAGGCAACAAACGATCTGGCCGAAGCCATCCGCGAAATCAATGCGCGCGGAAGCTCAGCGCCACTCGCGCGGGATCGTGACGCCTGATGAACGCGATGACGCCAATCAGCAAAGGCATTGACCCCTCATTTGTCCCCAAGACCAAGGAGGACATGAAGGCGTGCTTGGCTGACTGGAATTGGCGCATGATGTCTGGCCAGCTTTACCAGATTATGGTCAAGGACGACGAAGGCGACGACGACAGCATGTCCCAAGTCATGCCGTTCAAGCCGAACAACTCACAGGTCGTTTTTCTGAATGACCTCTTCGAGCGCAACATCATCCTCAAGGCTCGACAGCTAGGCTTTACCACGCTTATCGCAATCCTTTGGCTCGATCATGCGCTTTTCAATGCAAACCAGCGGTGCTGCATCATTGCTCACACCAAAAACGCAGCAGAGCGCATCCTGCGTGACAAGGTTCTATTCGCTTACAACCGAATGCCAGAATGGGCAAAAGCCAACCTGCCTCTGGATCGCCAGTCCGCTGAGGAATTGCTTTTCGCTCACAACAATAGCGCAGTCGAAGTCACCGTGTCTGCGCGATCTGGTACGTTCAACCGGTTGCACGTTTCCGAGATGGGCAAGGTTGCCGCCAAGCAGCCGCAGAAGGCGACAGAGATCGTCACCGGCTCTTTGCCGTCAGTCCCAACCAACGGGATCACCGTCATAGAAAGCACCGCAGAGGGCAGCGAAGGTGTCTTCTTCGAGATGAGCAGCCGCGCCGAGCAGATCAGAGCTCAGGGGCGCAAGCCTGAAAAAAGCGAATACCGCTTTCACTTCTTCCCGTGGTGGAAAGCAGCTGAATACACCGCAGACCCCGAAGGCGTCACCATCACGCCTGCCGATCATGAGTATTTCCATGAGGTCGAAATCGAAATGGACACCAAATTGTCCATGGCTCAGCGTGCTTGGTACATTCTGAAACGCGAGAACGACTTTAGCG